AACGGATCAAAATCACTTGTTACTACCCATACTTCAGGTGAATATTTCTCATGATAATCACATGTCTTGACCCATTTACCTTCGCTTTTGTGCGGTTTTAAATAATCTGTTTTTTCCATAATTACCTCCCAATAGTTTTTAAATCATTTTTAGTTATATATTGATATGCACCTTTATTATAAACAGGTGCAATCTGTCGCCTACGCTGTAAGCTAATCTCATTAGCTAACGCTTCACCACACTCTAAACAAGTATGTTTTCCTAAAGCCCATCGACCTTTATCTACTGGCTCGGAACATAATTTACAATCGTATTTAGTCATAAAACCTCCTTTATTTATTACTAAATAAATATAAAAACCATTTAAAAGAAAGTAAAGCGATTTACGTAAAGCGATTTTTAGCATTATGTTTAGCTCGTTTAAAAGGTCCAACCTTGCGTCCATCATGTATTTTTAAAACTGATTTAATTGCTCCAATCATATGGTTCCAACGGTGTATATTAGAAACTTCATAATTTTCTGCTTCTTGTAATATCATTGGATCTACACTATATTCTTCATAAAATGTAACATACCTTGGTTGATCATCTTTATCATCATCGGGTTTTTCGTGTTGGTGTATTCCAGAAAATGTGCTTTGAATAGTTTTACCTTCTTCATGACATTTTTGACAAATACTTTTAGAACGGGTTACGTGTTTATGATTGCTATTAACATAAAAATCTATCTCCGCATAACAAAGTTCGCAATAATATACCCCGTCTATTTCCATTATGTTCTTTGTCTAAATAAATATATAAGATTCCTTAATGCTTCCCTAGATAAATGTTCTAAGTGTTTAGGTATCTTAATCCCCCTTACTATCATTCCCACCCCTCCATTGTAAAAGTTGGTAAGTTATTAAAATCTTCATAACTCATATCGATAGTAAACCTTTCTAAACTATGTGGTTCTTGACCAAAAACAAAAGTTGCTCTAACTTCTATATCGTTATGTTCCATAGTCCACGTTACTGGAAATTTAACTTCTTCTGGGTCATAACCTTGGCTAATAACAGCTTTTTCTAGTTTATCTATTTCGATAGATCTATTTTTCTCACCTTCGATAGCTCTATTATTCACTGCTCTAATCATATCAAGAGTAGCGTATTTAAAGTCTTTTTTATATCGTTGGTAATCTATTTCAGGTATTTCACTCATGTAGAACTCCCCGAATCAAAATGAAGATGGTCTTGAATTTTTCTTCTTAATCCACTCCAGTCATCTAATGGTCTTAAAACATCATGTCCTAAATCAATATCTAATTCAAGGCACAAAAATCTTTCAAGATTTTGAACAGCTTTTTCTATTAAGTCTATATTAGGTTTATTCATCTTTAATACCCCCATAAGCTTTAGCTGTATCAATAACCATTGCAGTAATAGCTTCTTGCATAGGTGTATTTTTATCTACTAATAATTTTTTATCACGTAAATAAACACCTTTAGCATCGATATATACAGTAGGTTCTAAAGCAGTAGACTCATCTATTTTTCTATACTTTTTACCATCTATATATAAAGTTTGCACTCGATTAATCTGTTCTAATAACTTTAATATTAAATCTAGATTTTCTTTATGTGCAGGTAAAATATAAGAACCTACCATATCTAATCGCACAGTAGCTCCTCTATTTTCTATTTCGAAATCTGATAACTTAGTAGGTCTGTAATCCTCATCAGGACCATCTTCTTCTTGGTTATCAAAGTTAGACGGATCGTAATCGTCCGGGAATGTTACCATAATAATTCTCCTTTCTAATAATTAACATACTTATAATATAAATAACAATTTAAACAAAGTAAAGCGATTTAAGACTTAACTAATTTTAAATGATTACGTCTTTGTTCTCTATTTCTAGTTTC